AAATTAGTCGCGCTCGATCCCGTCACGAGCCCGATATTCCCGCCCACGATCGTGTCCGATGTCGCTGAGAATATAATGGTCTGGTCGGTCGCCGCAGTCGTGCGCCATTGGGTGGTCAGGCGCTGGTCCTGGACCTTGGTCGCCTCGTACAGCGTTTCCTCGGTCAAGGGCGTGATGGTAAAAGCTGCGTCGAGTAAATTGTCGTATGCGATTCTCAATTTACCACCGCCCCGGCGTCGATCAGTATCGTCCGGTTTCTGCTCGCCTTTTGTATCGTGTCTATAATGGGCCGTCCGTCAAGATTTACTATCACGCGCATATCTCCTTCGACATCTCCGCCTCCGCCCGCACCCAATCCGCCGCCGGGTATCTGGGATAAGATATCACCAAGGCGGTCGAGTGGGAATATGACTTCCGGAACTCCGCGTTCGGCGACTACCGCAGGCACTCCGCCCGCCCGAGGCATGACCACGCCACCCTGGGCGAATGTGGGTATTTCTGGAAGTGGTTGCGCAATAACAGCCGCCGCATTAGCGAGGCCTGCTGTTAGAATAAGGCCTTGCGCTATGAGCGCCGCCCATACAGGCAAATCCGTAAATTGACGAGTCAAGCCCGACGCGGTGTCAGCCGCTATGGAAAATAAACTACTTATTTTTTTCACGACCGCAAGCTTCCGGGCGATCTTCGCACTTTCGATCGCGGCGTCCTGCTCGGCTTCAAGCTTTTCTGCTTCCGCCGCCTTAAATCGGGCCTGCTCAGCTTCATCCGCCGCTTCTTTCAGTAGAAACGCTCGTTTTTCCTCATCGTCCATTTCGCTGAGCCGCTTCTCTCGTTCTTCAGCGAGAAACACATTGTAATCGAGCTCGGCCTGGGTCAATGATCCGTACTTGGTCTCGATATTTTTGAGGGTGATGTCGAGCTCGCTCTGGATCTCTTGTTCTGCGCTCGCTGACAGGGCAGATACCAGATTCGTAAATCCCGATATCGCCTGCCTAGTCAGCGACACCCACTCCACCGTATCCTCTTTCATTTCCTCGATGGTGTCGTGGTAGATTTTGCCCGATATCGGGACCAAGCCCTGGGATTGTCTGAGCAAATCCAAGCCGGCGTTGAATGTCTCGTTATATGCTTCTTGCAGGATGGCCCTATCTGCTAGATCCTGCTCTTCCTGCTCTTCCTGCGCCGCAAGTTCTTTTCGTAGTTCAAGTTCTTCCCGATATTGGTCGAGTAAATCTCCATGCACGTCCAGTATTGATTGGATGCCCTCCCCCGCAATCGTGAAGCCCTGTTCTGTCAACTCTTCGATCTCTCTTAGCAAGAGATCACGCTTTTCAAGCGTGGCATTGAATTCTTCGCCTGATTTCTGCGCCAATATCGCTTGCTGCTCGATCGCCGCAAATCCAGCCTCAATTGTCTCGTGTGCTGTCTTAATCGCCTGCTGGTCTGGCGTAAGCCCTCCGGCCTCGCCGCTGGGTCCTGGAGCATTTAGTAGTTTATTTTTTTCAATTGCCGCATCTATCAAGGCTATAGATTCTTTGAGTTTTGCAATCCGTATTTCAGTTACTCCAATCCCGCGCTTCGCGCTTGCCTGCTCTTCTTTTGTTAACGATAATAATTGACCGCGTTCATCACGTATGGTCACATTGCCCACGGCAGCACGCTCCAAGTACTCTAGCTCGTCCTCGTAGTAAATGAGTTCTTGTTCCTGGGTAGCTCGAATCAATTCGAGTTTTTCTATCCTTTCTTTGTTTTCCAGCCCCAGCGCTGTGGTAACGCCATTGATGGCTCTTTTTGTGCTTCTCAATATCTCGGCATTTTTGTTAGCCAGGATGATATTTTCTTCCTGTCGTTTTTTCCAAAGGGCATATTGGACAACAAAAGCGGCCATCGCAGCCGTCGCGATAGCGATGAGTCCGGCGGGAGAAAACACGGCAAGCAGCAGCGGCTTGAGCACTTTCAGCGCCAAAATAAATTTTGAAAGCACGATAAGACCTGGGCCGAGGACTGCCGCGAGGGCGCCACCCACTATCAACGTTTTTTTCGTGACATCGTCGAGTTCGTTGAGGGCTGTTATCAATTTATTCACAGTCGCGAGCACATCTTGCACGGCGGGGAGCATCAACTTACCAAATCCGACCGCCGCGTCTTCCAGATTTGCCCGCGTTATTTTTAACTGATTGGCAACGCTGTCGGATGTACGTTCGAAGTCACCCATGGCATCGCCGGACTGCTCGGTTATGAGTTCAAGCGTGACCTGGGCGCGTGCCAATAGCCGGGCCTGGCCTTCCAGCCCTTCCATGCCCTTGGCAAGCAACCGCGTTTTCACGTCCGCTTCCGATACCTTGGTCCCGAGCGTGGTCAGGGCTTCGCGTTCCCCCAGGAGAGCCCGCGTGATTATCTGTGAAGCCCTGGCGCCTCCGCCCTGGATGTTGTTGTAACTGGCGAGATCGACCGAAAGCTCCTGGACCTGGGTCGACAGATCAAGTGCCTGGGCCTGGGTAGCACCGAATCCCTTGAGCAGATCCCCGGTGCCCGAGAGCAACCGTTCCGCCGCCGTCTGTGATAGGCCAAAGTTTTTGGCGAGATTTTTTGCCGATGCATCCGCTGTTTTCCTGATATCCCTGAACGCGGTCCCGAACTTGGCCGCGGTCTCCTCCGCATCGACCGCAAGCTTGACCGCAGCCGTGGCCATGGCCACGAGCGGGAGCGTGACGAACTTGGTCAGGGTCTTGCCCCTCTTTTCGAGGGTCTTCGCGAACTTATCGTATTTCTTTTGGGATTTGTCTATTGCACTGTCGAACTCGACGTTGTCGCCGATAATTCTGACAAGCATGTCACCGAGCGTATTAGAGGTTATCGGCATCTAAATGTCTCCGTATTTCTCACGATATCGCTCTTTTTCGCTCGCGTTCTCGGACTGCGTCTTCAGTTCCTTGGCCTGGGCCAGAGCTGCCTTGATCTCTTTGCGTGACGACTTGATGGACGGTCCGGAACCTGGCGCGCTCGGGGGCTTGGGATATTTTATTTCTATGCCGAGATTGTGATACATAACGATTTGGCCGATGCTCATTTGCCACAACAGATACTCCTTGGTTGCCCAGGGATAGAGCAGGGCCATGCTCACGAATAACTGGCCAAGCTGAAGCGGTTTTTTACCGTTCCCGTCCTGGCCCTCGGTCAGTTTCCCTGGTACGCCTCGGCACCCTCGAAAGAGCGTTGAAGTGTTTCGATGATTTGAGTTGAGAGCCCGTTGACTTGCGCGGGATCGGTGTATTTCCGAAACCAGTCAAGCGTCATCGCCGGATGTTGGTTCGCGCAGAACGTAGCGCACAATTCCAGTGTGAGTTCAAACGCTTGCTTGGTTTTTTCGCTAAGTTCTTGCGCGGGCGACTCTTCATCCTCGCCGCCGGTTTGACTGGCAAAAATCGCTTTTACAAGCCGATCCACATCCCACGTGATCGCGCACGGGACATAGGATACGTCAATCAATTTCCCATCAAGTTTGATCTTCTTGGGCGGCGGTCTCAGAACATCGAGATCAACTACTTCATCGCTCATGGGCGCCTATCCTTCGTCGTGAGTTATTGTATAGAGCTGTTGGCCAGCCGTCAGATTGCCGTCTATTTTCGCGGTCAGCGTGCCGGGCATGACCATGATGGGGTCGGTGTCGTTGTCTGACTTGAACGTGAACGCGGGTCCGGTGTCGAGAGTTGCCCTGTACACCGTGAGCTGGGTCTGTACCGTGGCCCCCGCAGCATTGGTCCTGGTGTTGGTAAACCTCCACGCCCTGGGCAAGATGACTGTGCTCGCCAAACCACCGGCATGGATGGTCTGAACAGACGACGACGTCGTGGACGTAAACAACCCACCGTACATTACGTTCATGACTGAGGAATCGTATTCGATCATCACGAAATCGATTGTCACGGTCTCATTAGCCACGCCCTCTATCGGATCGGGCGCGTTCCCGGCCTGGGTGTCGTACATTTCGGGAACGTGGTTGAAACTGTTTAAGATCCCGGCTCCGATATTGACAAAGGTGGCGCCGACCGAAGCCGCAACCTCTACAGTGGCGTTTCCGAGGACCAGTTTCTCACTGTCAACTGTTGAATTCTGATAAATAGGCATTTCGCCCTCCTAACTTACCGTCGAAGACGGGTAGATAACGGTGATCGCCACAGGCGCATTATATGCAGAACCATGGGGTTCTGGAAGCACCGGCGGTGTCGAGTCTGATTGAAACGCTCTTCCGATTGAAAAGCTATTCACAAACCCGTTGATACCGGTGGAAGCGGAGCCGTTGAAAATCTCAACTACGACCCTGGCCAAATCCAACGCGCCCGCTACTGTCTTGTCCCTGCAACTGATCTGATAATCCTGCTGTTCCATGCCGGTGAATCCTCGTGGAATCCCCAACTCAAAGAACGTCAGGTTCGGCGTGGTCGGCCCCTTGGGTCTCAACGCATGCCATATTCTCGCGCCCACGATCGCGGATGATGCGGTCGTGTTCCGCAGCAAAGAATCCATCATCTCGTAGGGTTTGCTCATCTAAGCCGCTCGCCGTATAAATTCTTTGAACTCTAACCGGCCATTGTGCAAGAGAATGGTCAAGGTCTGGCCTTTTGCGATCGCAAGCGCCGGGCGTAGGAACGGTTGGGCGTCGGTGAATATCGTGCCGAACTCTTGAAATGGCGCATAGAATACGGGCGTGCCCACGAACACCTCGAAATCTCTCTGCGGTGATCGAATCACGTCCGACATCACCGCGCCCTTACCCTCGGGCTTCGTGCCCTTGTCCTTGGCCTGCACGGTTATGCTTGCCGCTTGCCTGCCCGTATCAACAGCCGAAAGCAATTTCGCCTGACCCTCGACCACGAGACCGACCTCAAATATTGTCTTGCCCGTGACCTTTCGGCCCTTGAGTTTTACCTCGCGGCCTCGCCAAACTTTCTCTATTTCTTGTTCAAAGCTCATCGTCTATACGTCCCAAACCGAGGCCGAGTGTACGGCAAAAGCGATCTCAAAAGCTCAAGCGGGTAGCCGTACTCTCCGAAGCCTTCTGCCGACGGCGAATCCTGCCAGGTCCCTCTTTCTTGATAGTCGTACTGGATCAGGCTCGCGACAATGGGCTTGATGTCATTTGGCCAGTTCACGACGCCGAAGCTTATGCTTGCGCCCGTAACCTCGGTGTCAAACTCGTGCGTGTCCGCCGCCGAACCCGCAAACGAGTACGATGAGAGTATGGTCAGCACCGAAGTGCTAACCGCGCCCACCTCATAGTAGCCGTCGTTTAGGTACGACCCCGCGATGATAATGTCTTGAGCCGCCGCGAACTGCGCCGAGGCGAAGCTCGAAGCCCGCGCCGTCACCGTCTTTGCCGTGGCCTCAAACGTAGCGCTCACTGCTGGCAATATGTATAGATCCAAATCTCTGGCCGGGCCATACATCCTAGATCCCCTGGCGTTGTAGCTCAGGTCATAGCTGAACCTCTGCGGCGCGTGCACCGACAGCGGCGCGAAGTTTCGATACCGATAACCCTGAAGCGGTTGCGCCGAATAATCTCTATTCGTGAGGATGCGCAATCGCTCGGTCACAACGGGTATCAGCGCCGAAATCGCGCTATTGTAGTTATCCGTCGTCTCCTGGACGAAGGTTTTGACCTCCGCCAGCGTGACTATGGGCACCTACCGCTCCTCGTCGTAGCGTACTCGCATGGTGGCCGTGGACGTTGCCGCTCCCGCAGTGAATTGCATCAAATACTTGGTGCCTCCGGTGATTAGCCACTCCTCTCCTCCGGCGTCTCCCCCGACGCCTGTCACCGGGCCCCCACCTTCCGATCCTATCGCGCCCTGGTTGAGTACGGTCCCTGTTGAAGTAATGCTGGGGCTGCTGGTGATGGTTTCGCGAGCTTGCTCCGTTATGGGCATCACCGCGACCATATTGGTCTCGGATGATGCGAGCTGAGTGATTATGTTGGTCTCCGAAGAGGTCTGTTGCGTACGTATAGCCGCGAATTCCCCCGCCTGCTGAAACGCTACATCGGACATAGCCGCCTCCTAGTACGGAGTCATTACTCCGACATCAATGGTGACCGTACCCGCCGCGGGGATCGTCAATATGATCGTGCCCGCCGTGGTTTTAAACCGCGAAGAATCCCAAGACGAGCCTATGTACTGCGTTTCCGCGGTGCCGAGCGTCAGCGTTTGCGGGCCAATGCCCTTGGCTACCATGGGATCCGTGCCCGCACCGAAGCTCAGAATCGTCGACGCCGTGGTCGAGTCATTCTGGCACCTGAAAAACGTCCGGGACATATCCCCGACGGTGACGGTGATGGTTCCCGCAGTGGTCGCGGTCGAACCGTTCTCCGCAATGCCGGTCCCAATTACAGTTACAGCGGTCAATACTACTGCTGCCATAATGTCATACCTCCCTAATTATCCGTTTCGTTGGAATACATGACACCCAACATATCGGGCCTGACGACCTTGGCACCGTAGACCACAAGTCCATCCACGTTAGTAGCCCTTTGTTTTTCGGCTTCTCGTATCCGTATCGGACCCGAAATCGCAGTTGCAAAGGCTATCGCTTCTGTGCCGGTACTCGCGAGTATGGTGTGTGCCGTTCCGCCGATCTGGGCGACGTTATTGGAGACAAAAATCTTCTGGAATCCGGCGAAGGGACCAACGTATCCGTCGCGGAAAATATCCCTATTGAAGTTCAGCCCCGAAGCGATACCCGCAAGCCCGATTTTGGTCATGATCCAAGGCGGTACGATTGCCCAACGTCCGGCCTTGGGCACGTTGGCTTCGTCCAACACCTCTGAGAATTCGAGGAAGTGCTGGTACACGGTGCCGGAAGATGTGGCTTTTGGTGATGCCGCAGATCCGAAACTCAAGCCCGCGTCGGTGTACTTGCCAGCGATGAAACTGTCAATCCCGTCTGCGATCTTGTACGATCCCCGATCGACACCCCCGCCGATGAGATCGTTTTGCACGAATACCGAATCGGTATCGTCTACGATGAACGCGAAATATTTCTTCTGGTCTATGACCATCGAAAGTTGTGCATCGTCAAGGGTCTCGAAAGTCATGTCGGTTCCCGCCACGTAATCGCTTACCGCGACCTCCCCGATCTGGCTTATCTTGACCGTACCGCCGATTCTGGCCTCGCCCTCGTACGTGGTGTTTGACACGTCCGAAAAAACCAGCGATTTCTTGAGTGCAACCTGAAGTCTCCGCGCCCAGATTGTCTGGCGCAGATTAGCATAGTTTGGCATTGTAGGCTCCTCGTGATCTTACTCTCTTGAACCGATCATCGAGAGGGAAGCTTGCACCTTTGTCCAGTTTTCTTCTTGCTCTTGGTCTGACATCTGATCGAGCTGTTCGGCGGTATAGTATTTATCGCCATCATCGGGCGGGCCGTTCGGCGGCGTCCGACTGTTGGCCTTCAACCACCCGTCTTTGCTCGATTGCAAAAAGTCTGCAAATGCTTTTTCTATGGTGGCAAAATTGGCGGTGGTCGTTTCCTGGTCCGTCCCTATCGCCAATGGCACCATATCCAAAGGTATGTGCTTTTCGGTGAACTGTCTCTGACCCTTGCTGCGTTCTTCGGCTACAAAGGCCCGTCGATCAGCTTCATCCGCCTTGATTTCCAGTGCTTTGATCCTCTTGTCCGACTCGGATTCATCAGGATTCTCTTTGGCATATCTGTCTTGGTACAATTTGTCCAAGTTGTTTTTCTGCCAGGTTTCCAAGCCTTTCGACGTTCTGGTGTCGACAACCTTTCGCAAGTCCTCATTCCCACCGAGTAATTCTGTAAATCCCTCGTTGGTTATGCCCTTCAGCGGATCGTCGTGCGTGGTGATTTCGGNAATCAAAGTATCGAAATCCGNATGACCATCCTCCGGGACCAGACCTTTCAGTTCTTCCAATGTCATAAACTACCTCTGGGGCCGTACTCTTCCGGCCTCATTTGTAAACTTATTTACAAAACATAGTGCGAGAATGTATATACGTCAAGTGGGAGGGAGTGGGAGTCTATAAAATTGCGTTTTTGGGGATATCTTTACTTGCGGGCCGCATTGGCTTGCCGCTATTGATAGCGTCGAGCACCATCTGCGGCCATTCGTCGTCATCATAGCCGAATGTCGGCGGTGGTTCGCCGAACTTTTCGCGATATGCGTCTATTAAACTTTTAGCCATGCTTCAAATACCTTTGTTATTTCTGGCGTGAATCTCTTGATTGTATTCCATGCCGCCCTATCGGCCCTCGCGTACATGTTCGTTAGATTTGCCATTACTTCTGTCATCTGCATAAAAGATACTCCTTTTATGGTGAATTGTGAACCGGTCTGATAATAAGCTCGCCCATGACCGCGACCAATCCGTTCCCGTGTTATAGCTCCAAAGTAATCAGCCATGTAGACATCAGGATCAGGCGCAGCTTTGTCAATTCCCATAAACCCATTGGGCTTAATAAAAGTGCGCCTGTCTCGTATTTCTTCGCTGATTTCATCGGATAGCTGTTTGCCCGCCGCGCTGGATCGGCGCGTTTTTTTATTCACGTCGGCAATGGCGTCGAATAAATTAGCTTTGAGTTCCCGATCCATGGCATGTTCAAGAATATGCCCGTATTCGTGGCTTGCCGTCCCAGCATCTGCGCCATTACGGAACCTTATTGTCGACCTACCCTCAGCATATGATCTTCCCACACCGAATTCGATATCGTCTATCTTGGACATTTGAGAAATCTTCTTTTTCAAATCTGCCGGTGCGTTTCGGAATGCCGAGACCATTAATTCATTCGCCTGAACGCTCGCTTTAAATGTCTGCTGCCATGCAGGAATGACGGGCGGGGCGATCTTGCCAGAAGGACCAAATCTACCCTTGGAAATATCAAATCGTCCTCGCGCATTTAAATCCTTTTGCCAGTCCTCGAAAGTGGTGTACGGCACAACGCCCTCAGATCGCGTTCTGCGGATCTGCGGGCTATAGCCCTCGATCTCAAAACGCAACCTACAACGGCAATTAATCGCCTCTTTCGCGGACAACACAGGGTCAACGGGGAATCGCGGCCGCACTCCACCTAAAGAGGAAAATAGACCGTCCGCCGCTCTGATTTCGCCATCTTTCGTTATATGTGTTTCCCTGGTGCGACTATCAATCGTCGCATCCCAAATCTGCGTGCCCTCGATTCCGTTTTCGATTGCCCTATCATAATTGGCGTTCGTGCCTTCCGCTTGTGCTCGTTGACCTTCCGTCCTGGCAATCCGCATCGCCTCGAATGTGTTATTGCCCATGGCCTTGCGGATATCTCGCATCATTTTAGGGAATGCCTTGCCTTGCAGAAGCCCCTGAGATATGGACGTACGTATGCGATTCCGCGTTAGCGTCGGCAAAGTATCCCTGGCAATGAGATCAAGCGGATTGTCGGAAATGGCTTTGAGCGTGTCGGGCTGCACCGTGCCCCAGGAAAGAGAGACCGCGGAGTTCTGGTCGAACGCCCAGCCATACCTAAAATAACTCTCGTCGTACATCTCCGGCCCAAGTCGGCGCAGTTCCTTAAGCACAATGCCGTTGCTCTCTTTCATGATCTCGGCGATGTTTTTTTCGAGAGTATTCAGCCGATTGTATTTAGTCATCTCCGCGAGCGTCAATTTCCCGTCCGGAGTTTTTACCCGCTCATACAGCCTACCCATTTCGGTGCGGATATCCTTCAGCGATTGCGCGTATGCGAGCAGTATGCGGCGTTCTGTTTGTGATTGCAGTGTGATCAACGCCCTCTGAACTTGGGCGTCGAGATCATTCCAGGCTCGACTCGGCATCTGTCAACGCCTGGTCGATGCTCGCCATTTCCGGGCGCTCCTCCAAGAACTTTTCCGCCAACTCCTTCGGGTTTTCGATAAACGACATTAGGCTGTAAACGGTCTCAAGCGGAAGCACGCCCATGCCTTTGACCAGGGTGTCGATCTCCATGTCCACGTCCTTGGGAAATTTGCGCGTGAACACGTACCCCAGCGTCAACGGATCGATGTCTGTTCGATCGTTCCCCGCCCAGAAAGTCGTCAGCATGCGGTACTGGTCTCGATAGGATTTTGTAAACTTGCGCTCGGTGACCTGGGACGACATCTCGAGTCGTAGCAATGCGACTTGCCAGCCAATCACACGCATGTCGCCGCCCATGTCATTTGACAAATCGATCGACTTTGAAAAGCTGTAGATGTTGCGCCTGATCTCGCCCATGATGGTCTCGACGAAACCCGCGGCACCGCCCAAGTCCTTGCCAATGAATCCGGCATCTCCGCCCTCGGGAATAGGCAATATCCCCGTCTGCCTCATCTGGTCTTCGAGCTCGGGGTCGACGACCATACCCATGCCCCGGAGCCACATATAGGACATGCGCAGCTGCTCGACCTCGGATGCCGCGCTAGACATGATGTCGTCGTATGCGTCTATGAGATTGATCGCTTTTCGGGGTTCGGCCAGCCCTTCTTTGTTGTTTAGAAACTCGACGANGGGCACGCCGTCAAAAAAATGGGGCTGCTCGCCCGTGCCTGCAAAATCCCCTTCCCTGGGTTGGCTCGTGTCCTTGACATAATCGCCTCCCGTGGACTCGCGGTAGTAGGTAATCATTTTATCGTCGTACCATTCCACCCGGTGCCGCCTCTGCATGCCGTCGCCCTCTTGCTCCTCGATGGTGAAATAACGCATTGCCGCCTCGGGCATGAGCATACTCGCATCGTAATAGACAACGGTCTCCCAGGGCTCAAGATTCATGATCTTGGCCTCGCCTTCGCGGACAAATAGCAGGCGATAGCTCTTGCCAGAAATCGCCGCCGTTTTCACGAGTTCGCTGTTCTGGTCGGTCGTATTTTCTTCTTTGCCAAACGCGATCAGGAAATCCATCTGCGCATCTCGGCCCTCGGCGTCTTTGTCTACCTCGACAATGATGGCATTGCCCATGTACCCGGTCTTCAGATCGACGATATCACCGTAGAAATCGTTGGGCAGGAACTTATGCACCTTCTCCCAATTCTCATAATCTTTGGTGAGAACGGGCACGCCCTCCACACTTTGTTTGTAGCGCTCGTAGAGCTGTTTTTGCTCTCCGCCCTCGTTGAGTTTGTGCGTAGTTATCAAGTTTTTTAACATGTCTGATATTATGGCTATGTTGTCAGACTCGATGGCGGCGAGAATATCTTCGGTTGTTTGGGGCATGTTACCTCCGGGGTCGGGGCCGATAGCCTCTAAATCCTGGCTTGATCTGGGGCGCGGAGCTAAAGTCTATTTCGGTTATCATATATCTTAGTACATCGGGTCCGTCATCGTCCACTTTCAACGGCTCTTCCTTGTAGGGCTTGCCCTCTTCGTAGGGTAGCCAACGGTATACGCCGATTTGTCTCGGCAATTCCGTACAAGTATCAAATATCATGACTCGCGGTCGCCCGTCAATCTGATCCACCATGCGCTGGGCAACGAGATCGAGCCCAAGCTTGACCGTCTTATTCGCGCGCTTGGTCGATATGTCCAGATATTCATATTCAAGCCGCTCCTGGGCGTCGTGGTCTGAGATCGTCCACAAGTATTTTTCTTTGCCCGAAAGCGCTTTGATTTTCTCGGCGTGGTCTTTTATCAGGGTGTTGGTTCGGTAGTACTCGCGGTAGATGTAGAGCCGGCCATCAGGGTCGATCGCGCCCCAGAGCATGACGAAGGGATGGATGGTGCCGAAGTCTATGCCCCGGATTCGCTGCCAGTCGTCGGGTATTTTGAACGGTTTGCACATGTGTTTGTCGCGGTGGAACGATTCATAGATTGCGCCCTCGGCGGCGACCCATAGCCCCTTGATTCTGCGGTCGTACCACATGCCCTGGGGCGTGGTCCGTTTGATCGTGGCGATGTATTCGGCGCTCAAAGTCTCATTGTCTTCAAGCTGAAAATGCACTGCGTGGATGAGAAGGCGCCCTGTTTCGTTTCTCAATCCACTGTGGTCGATGTTATTGATTTTTACTGGATGATAGGGATGGTCCGGGTTTGAATCCCACAAAACAACATGCCCATCGCCGCTACACCGTTGCCACGCCTCGGTGATGCTGTTGGCGTGATGAGTTGAGACCTCGTTGCCATACCAGCCGTATGCGGTCATGCCCTGCATGGGTTTGTACGCGGTTTCGGTGTTGGTTCCAAAGCAATTGACTTTGTGATATCCCATGTCGAACCGACCGAATTGGTCTAGCGTGATATTCCTGCCAATGATATCGGCCAGGGGTTTGACCACGTTTCGCTCGATCGATCCTATGGTGTAGCCGGTGAGAATCAAGTCCTTGCGGGGCTTAGGCATATCATAGACGTGAGATATCCAAAGCAGATTGTTGACATGGGTTTTGCCAGACCGAACCGAGCCGTGGAGAATAAGGTGCGAAGGGTGTTCGTGGTTGAAAAAGTGAATAACATCCCATTGCTTGTCGCAGAGGGGGCCTTGCATTAGATATTCTTTATAGCTTTGGCCAGTTCTTTGACGGTGTCATCATAAGTGTTGAGAACTTCCTGAACATCTCGCCACTCTTCCGGGCGGCGGTTTTTGAGCCAAAAAATACACGCTGTCGTGCTCGGAGCATAGTGCTTTATCGTGGGCACCACGACCGGCATTCCCTCAAATTGAAATATCTTATCTTCGGCGTGTTCGTAGCCGAGAGCGCGCTGATATAGGGCAGAAACGACCTTGTCGTCGGGTTCTTCTTTGCCCTTTTTTATCGCCTTGGCAAACTCGGGGTGATCCTGTTTCCATTTGTGTAGCGTAGACTCGGCTATGCCGAGGATCTTGGCGATGTCTTTGTCGATGACTCCGGCGCGGGCTATGAATTGCGCCGCGATCGGCATCGTCTTGTTATATCGAGTCTTGCGCCCGGACTTACCTTTTTTTCCCGCCACGCCTCTTGCCTTTCTGCTTGCCTATGCTGGATTTGCGTCGCGCGCCTTTTCGGCCTCGTCCTGAGTAGCCTATTCCTTTGGGCATGATTCACCTCGTTGCCAAGAGTATAGGCGCAACGGTCCACATTTTCAACACGCCCCACGTTTGTGTAGTAATCTGAGGAAAAACACGCCCAAACGCACATTATTTTCTCTCAAGGTATTATATTATATTGAGATATCGGCTATGATCCTAAGTATCAAAGTTGAGGAGTAGAAAATGGTATTAAACACTTTCGTAAATCCGGTGACTGCGCTGGAATCGCACGTTGTGATGATGCGGCTAAACGGCAAGATCCACTACGGTGTGGACGTGTTCGATCTCGATGCCAAGGCGTTCTTGCCCGATGTTGAATTTCATCCCACTCGTGAGCTCGCGGAGGCATCTGCCAAGACGGCGATAACTTCTGCCGACGTCCTGACCGATGAGGAGCTGGAAGACTTGGCGCGGGACATGTCGTGGTGCGATATGGATGCGGCGCATAAATATTTGGAGAATGAAAAATAAAAAGAGCGCGCGGCCTAAACTGGGTCCGCGCGCTGCTTTTTTATGCCCTATGCCCGTTTCTCTGGCAGTTCCCGCAGACAACATATCGGACTGTTTTGTTGCAGGAAATGCATCTGCACTGTATCACGACTTTGCTGCATATCTTGCATTTCACTATTTCATGATTTGCCATTTTACGCCTCGTTCGTCGGAGGTTTGGGCGTGACAATGGTCTGGCTTTTCGCCCCCGCTCCGTCAACCGCCTTGATCTCAACCGGGTGTTCCTTCACCCACGCTAGCAAGTTCCTGATCCGGGTCATGTTCTTCCCGATATCGAACGTGAACCGTCGCTGCATCGCCCCGCCACCGCATCGCGGACACTTCATACCCGTGTGATCGGTGTCGTCCTGGCCCTCGATGCCGACCCCACACACCGGACAGATGAACATGCGGTGTTGCTTAACCATGTAGCCGTGGACCTGGGTCTCTGGGTCCGGGCTCTCGATGAAGTTATGCCCGACCCGGCCCTCCGCATCGGGCTCGGTCACGATCACGAACGCGCCCACGCTGGCCAGGTATCGCTCACTCGCTTTGATGTTCCACTGCGCCGATCGGGGTTTGGGTAGCCGGTCCTGTTCGAGCATAAGCCGTTTTATGCTGATCTTGGGCATTTCGGTGATGCTCGACGCTCCCACGATCCAGACCGTCGCACCCATGAGCCGCCACGCACTGATCATATTTTTCTTGTAGTAGAGCAGGACTTGCATGGTCTCAAGCCCGTTGTTGGTCATCACCAGCTCTTCCTGCGCGCGGTCGCCCCAATTCTCGTGCTTGTTAGGATGCAAATGTTCTTCCCACTCCGTGGGGATCGCCACCGGCGCGGCGTTGCCGACCTCGACGGTGCGGGCCTCGTGCTTGACCGTGTACTCGGTGAACCTGTCCTTTTCCTCCGAGAATGCGAAATCGCAGCCCACGAGAAAAGGCGAACCATAACCAAGCCGATCAGCAGCGAAGAGCTGGCACGGGGGCGAGCACGCGAAAACCGTGATCTCGGTCCGGATGTGAAGAAGAAACTCGGATTTGTTGCGATCGCCCTCTCTGGTGCTGTACATATTGCGCTGAGTCGTGGCGTAAAAGCTGTCACTTCTGCCCAGGTTTTGACGATAGAGCAGGATGTCGTTGGGCCAGTTCTCGATGATATCGGGCCAGACACCGGGGTGGGTGATTAACTTGGTCCGGGTCTTAGACCAGTCTACGCCCTCGAAAGACGCCCAGGACTCGAACGGGTCCAGGGTCATCACGTGCGTTGGTTCGACGCCGTAGTACATCAGCGTCGCTGCGTGGGAGGGCGAACAGATTATACCGCCGTGCCATTTGTGGAGAAGCGGACCCGCCTCATCCAGACTCGGACCCGAGCCGATGATGATAACGGGTACGCCCTCGTGCTTGGGCTCTTCGTCGAGATCCCTGGCTCTCCCTTCCTCGATCAGTCGCAAGATCGTCTGAAGATTCCGGCCGCTGTTATATTCCTCGTGGATGAGCTGCTTCGACTTCGTGCCCTCGTTGTATTTCTCCGACTGCGACCTGATATTGGATTCGTTGTTTCCGGCATCGGGCGCGGGCGCGGGCGAGTCCTGAATCACGACGGTCTTTTTAGACGGTGCCACGGGCGAGACGCCCGGCGTGGCTTCGACGTTTTTCTCGACTGTTATCCCTTCAATCCCTACTTCTGGCGTACTCATAATAGATTTCAGCTCCTTTTCCCTTCAAAATTTTATGCTCCATGAACATTTCCACCATTTCCAAACCCTGCTCGTCGTCGATGTCTATGGTCTGCCAAGCCCGACACGGCACGTAGTAGAGCAGCGCGTTGCCTATGAGCTTGCCGGAGTCGACGAACTCGTCATCCATATCGGCGTCCGTGACCTCGCCCGCCTCGAAAAACCACTCCGCGCGCCGGTTCCCGGCAAGGTAACTGTCGGGGCACACGATATTCATCGCACCGAAAGGGATAACCGCTTTCTGGCTTTTGTCGACGTAATTAGCGACACACAGTTTGTCTTCCGGGTTTCGCACCTGGCGATAGGCGACGATTTCTGGCACGTCCGCTCCCAAGACCACCTGTTTGCCTATCCCTATGGGTATGCCCTCGGCCTCAAGGAATCGCGCATGGACCCGGTCGATGTCGTCGGGGAAAAGCAAGGGCGATGTCGCGAGCTTGGATAGAAACGGTTCGTGCTTGTCGTGTATGCCGAGCTCGTGGAGCGCATGTTCGAGCGGGACAGAGGCGGAAAACGCCTTGTCCTGAAGCCACTGGGGTCGCCAGATGATTTCCGCGCCATACTGTGCGCAGATTTCAGCGATCTCCTGGGACTCGGTCGACACGTAGACGGCCTCAACGCTATGGGCGGCTTTGGCCTGGATGACTGACCACGCGACGAGGGGGATTCCGCAGATATCCCTAAATGCCTTGCGAGGCAACCTCTCTGACTGTGCGTGCTGGGGGATGATGCAGATCATGGTGTTTCCTCATTTCTTCTTGGGTGGCGATTTCGGCTCTGGCGCGTCGGCTTCCTGGACGGGCTCGTCGACGACGTTGGCTACGTGTATATCCATGAGCACGCCACAGTGCGGGCAGACATAAAACGTCCTGCCCAGCTCTTCTTTTCTCGGCACCCACATCGGTTCCCACGCCTCTTTCGCGTGCGCCGTCCCGCAAGCCCGGCAGTGATACATTTTCTCGTTCTCAAATTTCTTCATACTCACGCTCCATGTTCCAGGGTAAGATAATCTCTCGCCGGTTTCCACCAGCGTTCTCTCCATAATTGACTTCAGGTTTCTGAAACNCGGGCTATCTTCAAGGTGGCATGCAGTGTACAGCGCGTCCCACGCCACGGCCTTGAGGAAGTGCTGCTCGTTGGGCTCGATGAATTTAGTCGCCATTTTTCCACACGCTCGTACTACTGATCAGTTCTTTCCCAGCCATCATCTTCCTCCAAGGCACCATACGTGGCTTCAAAGATAGCAGGCTTGCAAGGGTAGTATTCGCCCGCAATGCCCTTTAGGAGCCAATCACCGGGGCAAACGATATGATGCCCCTCTAATGTCTCGCATCGCCGATGTAAGGTAAGTTTCTTGTGACATTTGGGGCATTTGGCTCCATAATAAGGATATGGGTCGTCAATCACCGGGGCATCATCTGGATATTCTCCCCACGGCCACGCATCGATCACAACTGGTTTCTTTCGATATTTCACTCCATACCTCTCAACGCAAACGCTGTCGCTCTTTCTTCGACATCTTCGCCTTGGGATCGTTGCGGATTACGGAATTGTGCTCAAGGTGATAATCAGCTCGCATTCCCGCCGAGCCCTTTCCGACTTCAAGGCCATTGATTTTGGCTTTCGCGCGTTTGCGCAGATTGCTTGCTTTTTTCATACTTCTCTCAGCTCCTTCTCATTCTTCCTCGCTCTGCGGTTGAAGCGCCAAACCCTGATCGCTCCCACCGTCCACGCCATCGAATAAAACAATCTCGTGTTCGCCGTGAGCCAGCCCCAGAGCCCGTCCTCGATCTCGATTTGCATCTTGAGCCGATTCCAGCGCGTAGGCTTTTCTTTCCGCCGAATCTTTTTCGCGTATTTCAACCGCCCCTTCAGCACGCCGCATATTACGTTGGCGATCTGATATTTTGACGCAGCCAGATTATGCCATTGATACCAGCAGCCGTCGGAACTGTGCGCGATGGTCATGATGAAACTATTGCGCCCGGTGGCGAGATCGCACTCGGCTTCGAGCATGTATTTATAAAACAGATTGTACACGCTCGTCATCCGGTAGTCCCGGTTGGTGTCGTAGATTTCGTCGTCGGGATACTCGGCCTCGTGCCTGATTTTGCAATAGGCCATGAAATTGCGCACCCACTCCTTGCCCTGGCGCGTGCCGACAATGCGCTTTTGAAAGGTTTGAGATTCTTCGTATTCCTCCCAGGTCATTGATTCGACTATGCCCATGCTATTCCCTTTCCTGCATTTCCTCTCGCTCCCGCCGAAACGGCTCGGCCTCGCCGCCGTCCCGAATCACCAAGCGAGTGTTTACGAGTACGGATTCATAGCTGTGGCCCAGCTCCATCTCGGGGCATATGGCCAATAGGTATTTTTGCTGCGCATATGCGCACTTCCAGCTATCCTTCCTTCTCCGCCTCTCCACCAACCGCGAGTACTTGCGGATGATTTTCTCATCCTCGATAATCTTGACAATCATAATAACCTCCGATGGAGCTGGCGGGAGTTGAGCCCGCGTCTTCGACGACCGCTTTACGCATTAAGTCGAATCGAACCCGCTCGCAGCCCCAAAACACGGCGCATTTTCGGTCGGTGCCGTGATAGACCACTCGCCCATATACTTAAAATAGTGGACTTGCTACTAATCTTTTAATGCTCCGACGTTCAGCCCCGATACAAAATATCGACTTGATACCGCGAACAGCGCCAAGGGTGGAATAAATAGCAATGTGCCCACGGCCAGATCATAGCCAATGTTCTTCACCGCATACACATCTAGCGTCGTTGCCATCAAGCCCACAAGATATGTCCTGGCCTCGACTGCCTGCAGATTAAGCATTTGCCAGATATAATCACCGAGAGCGCCCATGCCCAAAAACACGACAGCGGCCCCGATCATCGGCTTCGACATCGGCAAAACAACCCGCACCAATACTGCCCATTCCATGGCCCCATCGATCCTGGCCGACTCCACGACCTCAATGGGTATGCTGCGGAAATAGTTACGGAATAGAAAAATTCCCGTGGCCCAAAACAGCGACATCGACAGCACTGCGGGCAAGCCATCCAGACCGACCGTGCTCACGACACGGATCTGCGTGATAATGAGTACATACCTAGTTACAAAAATAGGCATCATAAACGCCCAAAACACTATTTCAAGCCATTTCTTCTTGCAAAAACCGAAAGCATAGCCAGCCGCGGAGTTGATCAAGACCCCACCGACTATGACTGCGATTGTCAATGCCAAGGTATTGAGAACCCACCTCGACAAGTGCTTGAGCGCAAACGCTCGTTGATAATTCTTCAACGTCCACGCATAAGGTGTGAGACTCGGGGGATTGCGGACAAATCCCATTGCTGGCGAAAAAGAGTTGACGATCATGAGCCAACACGGGAACAGCAGAACCGCAAACAGTCCCGCGATTATGGGCCATTTTAATAGCTTCATCTCTCGACCCCCGACATCGCCTCTATCCGCCGCTGAACCGCGACAACCGCCGCGATCACAACCAGTGCCAACAGCCCCTTTGCCGCGCCAAGATTCGGCCTCGAATACATGAACGTGGTCATGAAAATGTTATACACGGGCGTCGCCACCGATGCCTTCGGTCCACCCGTCGGGAACAAAACGTAAATGCTCTCCCACATCTGCAATATGCCCACGATCATAAGCATGAGCGTAAGCAACAGCGTTGGAGTGAGAATAGGCCGCAGTATCATTCTGCGGTACTGTCCCGCACTGGCGCCGTCAATCGTCGCCGCTTCTTTGAGTTCTCGCGGGATCGCCAAAATGACTGCGCTATAAAGTATGACGAAAGGCCCGTATCCACTGCTAAGCGATACCATAGCCACGGCTAATCGCGCGGGCCAGGGCTCGCCCATCCAAGCCAGGCCGGGAAGTCCTACGTGTTCGAGCATGGCGTTGAGTAAGCCGCCGCGTTGCAATATCCATTGCCACAACAGCGCCATAATCAGCCCCGCCGTCAGGCTCGGCACGTAGACCATGAATCGGCCCACGCTCTGCATTTTCTTGTCGAAGTTTTGGAGCAGGATCGCTACGGTATAGGGAATGCCGATGCCGAGCGGTGCGATGAGCAGCAGCAGCCAGCCCACGTTGAAAAAGCTCTGCCGGAAATGCGGATCTCGCAAGGCTCTGACATAATTCTCGAAGCCGACAAAAACCTGAGTCCCGGCATCGTTTGTGAACAGAGATCGCCACACCGCCAGCGCCAGCGGGGAGACAAAGGAGTAGAGGTAGAGCAGGGCTGCCGGGGCTATCAGTAGCAGTGCGTATTTCGATTTCATACCGACCCCTTCAGAATCTCAAGCCCACGAGCGAGATCGCGTTCGGGTATCACCAACGGCGGGCAGATCTTTACCGTCCCTCGGCCGGTGTGCAACAACATCAACCCACGCTCAAGAGCACGATCCACCACCGCGTCAGCATCCCCGTGCTCGAATGCATAGGCAAATCCCTTGCCCTGGGCATCAGGGAATGCCTCGCATATCATGGGCTCGAGCCGCCGCACCCTCTGTAATAGCTTCCGGCGGATCTCTTTTACCGTCTCAACCAGAGCGACGCACGACAGGGCGTTCCCGCTAAAAGTAGATTCCCACATGGGCTTGCCATCTGTCAGTTCGTGCCGAGAGGCGGCAAAGGCCAACGGGAAGCCTCCGGCGATCGCCTTGCCGCCTACGACGATATCAGGTTCCACGTCATAATGCTCGAATCCCCACCATGTGCCAGTCCTTCCGAATCCACTTTGCATTTCATCGAATATCAACACAGATCCCTCGGCCTGACATTCTCGGAGCAGGCCGATAGTCGATTCATCGTGCCATTCGCACCATGGGCCGAGGAAAGTCTCAACCAAAATGCCTTTGTAGAACACGCTAGGCGGGAAACAATCAAAACGATGGGCCGACTGTGCTCCGATGGTGGACCCGTGGAATGCTCGCGGATGCGCCACGACTGCCCCACCAGCACACCGGATCGCCGCGTCCATGGCCTCGCTACCCGATGAGTAAAAGTTGATGTGGTCGAGATACGGAGGGAGCGTAGAACGGAGCGCTGCCTCTGCTGCTACGCGTACCGGATTCTCCCATCGATCAAGGACCGCCCATCCCCGAGCTTTCGCAACCGCTCGCATGACGCGTCGGTTGTCATGGCCGATGTTTGCTACCAGCCATCCCGACGTAAAATCTATGAGACCGTTTACTCGTGCTTTTCGTGCTCGTTTCACAATCACTGGTTTTGCCCTGTGAAATGATATTGCTGATTCCACATCCTCGGGGATATCACAAGCTCGGGGATGTTTTCTCGAAGTGCTAAAATCTCATTACCGATCTCGAAAGGAAGTGGGCCTCGCTTCCACGCCTGCGCAATTTCTAGGACTTGCTCGGGTGTCTCTGCGCCGATAACCGCAATATCTGGCATGAAATACCACACCCACCGCACGGCTATTTCCAAGACCCCGACACCATGCGCTGTGGCGATTCGACGAATCCCTTGTAGGTATGGGCGCGCCGCCACTGATAGTTCCGGTGATCGATGGTGACCGACTGGCCCGATCTCGGGATCCGCCATAAGCAGACCCTGCAACAACAGACTGCGCACTATCACTGTTCTCCCGCGCCGTTGTTGCCTTCGAATGTCCCATTCCATCCGACCGTCAAGAATACTCGCGGGGAATTGGATAATGTCGAATCCGTCAGGCACCGCCTCTACTTCCTCCGCGGTATGGACCGCCACGCCATCGGCCAGCGCGGGATCTAGCTTTGAAACGTCCTCGCCGCTGGTCCATAGCAGGGTGTAGTCAACCGGCATGGTTTCCTGCACATACGCTTGGCGCTCTCGGATAGCGTCCGGTAGGAGCAGCCCGCGATACTTGACCATCACCTTAAATGCCCGTGGTCGCTTTTTGAGAAACTGTCCGATCCTTGACATTGCCAGCCCGTAATCAAACGACGTATCCACCATTGTGAATCCGCTGTCAGCTGCGGCAGCGAGCACCGCCGCAGCCTCTGAGTCAGAAGGGCAACCCACGGCGTTATTCACGCCGTAGGCAATCCCTATCTGAGCCGTCCCAAGTGCCAGCTCCATTATTTTGCGAGCATGGCGTTGGCTTCGGCCTCGAACTGATCCAAAAACTCTTGGGCCGAGATATCTCCGTCAGCAAATCGCTGGATCGGGATCAATGCCGCGTCCCTGGCTTCTCTGGTCCTGGGATTCAAACCGCCCAGGTCCATAAGCCCGGAGGCCGCTACGACTTCCTCCACAGCTCTAAAACTCGGNTTAGCAGCGGTGCCCACATTCGGGCTCTTGTAACCCTTCCGGACGGGAAAACCACCACNTAAAGTCGTGGCGTAATCATGCCATCTCACAGATAGATACTCTGCTGCCAGTTCAGCAGCGAGCTTGTTTCGGGTCTCGTCGTCGCTACGGTGTACGTTGACAACGGTCTGATAGCCAAACACGGGCGTGGCTTCGATCTCCGGGACGTGAGGAAACTGAATAAAGGTATAGTCAAACGCCTCTTCGAGAACGCCGTTCTTGACTTGCTCGGGCACCCAATAGTCGGTATGGCCGTTCTGCATCATCGCGCCAAAGATTTTACCGGTCGTGAACAGTTCAACGGTCTTGTTGTCGTCGACTTCGTTGGGGTAAGGCACCGCATATCCGTCCTCTACCAGCATTTTCATAAACTCAAGCGCTCGACGCGACTCCGGGGTGTTGATCGCTACCTTGGAATAGTCGCCGTCGGCAAAAAGTTCGCCGCCGAAGGCAAAGATCCAGGGATACATCCACGCATTGAAACCTTTCATCGTTGCAACCGTGGTCACGTACTGACCATTGGCTTTGAGCTTTTTCGCGAGTCGGATGTACTCGTCGATTGTCCAGTCTTTCATATCAGGAAGGGTGTAGCCGATCTCATCGAGCATATCCGTGTTGATGACCATGCCCGTTCCAATGTTGACTACTGGTATCGCGTAGACGTGCCCGTTTGAGGTGTACGGCTCGATCAGCCAATCCTGGAAAACGTTGACGTCCATGTACTCCTCCAAGGGCAAGGAATCCTCGGCGTTGAGATAGTCCTTGAAGTAGCCCGTGGCGTCAATCCAAACATCTGGCCATTCATTCTTCTCGATAAGAGCATCGACAGTCATCGAGCCCTGGGTCACGTCTCTGATAACGTAATTGATTTTGACGTTGTGCTTTTCCTCGAACTCCGCGTGAATCAAATCCTGCGGAGAATCGAATCCGCCAGTATCGAAATAGCCGGGGGCATACTCCCAACTGTAAGACCCACTTGTGACTACGGTGAGTTCGTAGGTTTTTTCGCTTTCGCCCGTGGCAAACAAAGACACGGCCATTAAAAGCGATAGCAAAACGAATGCGAATTTCTTCATGATTTTACTCCTCATGAAATAGTTTTCCGGGTTGGAGATGCGGCGGCCACAGATCTCCAATGTCGAATGAGCCCTGAATCAATCCAAGGCTGCATTGTTTCCGGCGTCATAGCCGGAAGTTTCAAGATTTCCTCGGTATCGTAGGCCACCAAGGTCAAGCCCATATCTTTCCAGTCCATCGGGTCTTCTCCCGGCGAACTCTGATACATGATGAACATCCGACCTGCTGCAAACCAGATAGTCGGGTACTGCCCCCTGCCAGCTTCCACAACGACAGGCTCGGTCCAAGTCCTGGTATTGTCGTGGCTCACACTGAAACAGAGATTGGTTCGAGGTCGGTAGAGACCATGCCTGGCTTGGAAATCGTGGTAGATGCCGGGTTGTGTCGCGTTCCATGACAGCACCGTCGCGCCAGTGCTTGGTTCCCTGAAAGCATAGCAGTTGGCGATAGGCGAGACGAAGCCCGACGGTGTCGGTGGACCCCAGGTCGTGCCGCCATCTCTGGATACGCACTGCCACAGCTCTCCGTACAGAGACCGAAACACCATCCACAACCAGCCACTCGGCATCTCCACGACAGCCGGTTCTCCGAATGCCTCCGGTCCTGACGGTAGGGGATCGGGAGCGGTAAAGAGTTTGCTGCTGTGCCAGGTATCGCCCCAATCGTCGGTATACGCCGATGCCACGAGCTCGCCGTCTGGTCCTTCTTGACCGGTGAAGAACGAGGACACGATCACGACCCGTCCCGCGTAAATACCGCGCGTGACCATGATCGAGCTGAAACTATTGGGGATTTCAAGCCCGTTGTATAGCAGCTCGCCCGCTTGCTCGATCTTACGACTGTGCCATGACTTGCCATCGTCCTCGCTGCACGAACACTGGACACCGCTTTGGAGAGACATATATTTCTCCCCCAAAACAAAAAAACCTAGATTACACGCAGGCATGTCGAGATCAGTCTCGGCCCATGTCTCGCCGCCGTCCCGTGATTCAATCACTGATTCGGCTCGTGTTTTTAACGGTCCCGGATGTACAAACGACATAGTGACCGTTTTCTCGTCGGGACCGGGAATAAAGCGATGCTGCGCGGGAAGGTTGCCCCCCTCCCAACTCTTGAATAATGTATCTCTGTATTTTTCGCGAATATCACCTCGTAATAGTTCTTGCATAGGGAGGAAGATACGGCGGAAAGCGTTGGACATTTAAGGCACTAATTGTCATATTCGCTCGAAGATCATGGCGAGGGAACTGTAACAGTGCAAGAACTATCAAAGAAAATATATCCGCAAGAAATACTCGATCACTTAGGGAGGTAAACCGTGACAGCTAAAAGACGAG